CCAGCCCGGGAATATAGCGACCAAATAGCATCAACTGCTCTCGCAGGAGCCAATTCGGCTGCCTCCAACCATGAATGTCGGAATGCCCATCGTGGATCAAGGTACTCGACCCGCCATAACCCAACAATGAAGTCAAGTTGTAACGTTGCAGGTCCCCTTCGGCTCTGTCTACTGCTGCCCGATAGTCCGATCTCTGACTCCTGGAAACCACGCGCCAACTCTCGGGTGCCGTGCTAGGAAGCACAGGCACTCCATTTGAATCAACAATGGAACCAAGTGGGGTCAAATACGAACCGTTGGGCAACAACACACTACCTTGAGGAACCCGCGTCGGAAGCACCGAGAACGGGGGAGGTAGCATCGGCGCTGGGGTGCTGATTGCTCTGCACGGCCTAGCGTCTAGCTCACGTACCAACTCTTGGAGCGTCAAGCCTGGCCTGGAAGGCCTAGCATCAAGCTCTCTAATGAGCTGGTCCAAAGTGATTCCGCCAGCCTGTGGGAGGCGACGCAGTTCACTCTGCAACTGTTGGAGTGTCACTCCACCACCGCTCGGGAGAGCGGCCAACTCACGTCGCAGTTCAGAGAGCGTCAAACCACCCGACCCGGAAGGCAAGGCAGTGAGCTCACGTCGCAACTCAGCAAGGGAGAGACAAGACGGTGCAGGAATGCGACCAATCTCGTCTCTCAGGTCTTGGCGGGTAAGACACGGTCGGGCATCAAGCTCTCGCACTAGATCTACCAACGACACCCCCCCTATAGAAGTGGGCGGTGGGGTGGTGGTCGATCGTGTGAAAGGCTTCCAGATTCCCGTCGGATTCAGTTCCTCCCCTATCGCTGGCCGAGGGCCATTGACTCTAAGGTACATGGAGGTTCCTATCCTGGTTGGGGCTTCAGTCTCACGAGCAAAATAGACTTGGATGTTACCATCAGGTCGCTGCTCAGCAAACGTCAGTTCCCCCGCGCCTTGCATCTCGAGAAGGAGCGAATCTGCCTCCCAGCGAGCCCTCTCATCTCTGAAAGAAACATTCACTGTGGGGAGGTGCAGCTCCTCAAGAGCACTGTTGACGAAGTATTTCAGGGCTGCGAAATACTCCGGACCGTGGAACACAGCATCCATGAGCGACATCTCAATGCGCATCTCTAGATCTGGTTGCCATTTCTTGGCCTTGGTATACCTAATCCGATCGAGAATTGTCTTCCGATCAAGGGGTGCCAGGTACAACCGGGTGGACGGATCCAAGACAAAGGCTCTTTTCAGAAACCTGATCTTTTCCCACGAACTGAATGGTTCAGTTTGGTGTCGTGGGTTCTTCTGTCCGTCAGTCATGAGGATCCCGAATGGCTCGAGGCACAACGCGATTGCTCGCAAGTTATACCAATCCGCTACTTGCGCTTTAACAGTGACGACATTGTCATCACCGTAGACAGCAGCTTTCACATGTGAGTCAAACTTTCTCATGTTAGCATACTCTGGGGCATGCTGTTCAGCTAGCATCAGCCATGCGACACGCAAATAAATGCTGTTGACGCAACTATTACCAACTGCAGTGAAGGGCATACCTGAAGCCATGCCCTGGTCGATCTTCACTCGCACGTTTGTCACCTGCGAGATCCGG